CCAGGAAGACCTAGAGCAGACTGAGCAGTGGGTAGCAGAGAAATCAGGAGTGTCCCTATGACGGATTCTACATTCCTAACTATCGTGGTCCCTGTCGATCTTGTCTCCGAATTCAGGGAATTAGCTGCTCTCTGGGAGGGAGGTGTGGGGATGTTTACCAGACCTCTAGCCACCTTGGAATCCCCAGAAGAAGTATCACATTACATAAGCTCAGGACTCATCACAACAGAAGTAGCTGCCTTACTCTGTAACCCAGCGGAGTTTGCTGCTGAAGTGGCAGATAGGTTAGGCAGGCCATTCTCAGTAGAAGAAGCGGAAGCATTAAGAGATGCAGCTATTCTCTCTGAAGTTCCTGTTTCGGATGTGCTAGAAGAGCACGAGCTTATGTTCTATTCAGAGAGTTCAGAGAGTTCAGAGCCGGAGTAAATTCGCCCACACGAGAAAGACTAGAGGATCCCGACAAATGTCAGCAGTATCTAAAACAGCTAAAGCCACCGGTGTGGTATCAGTAGCGGTAGGAGGGGTCACTGCCGCATTCACCGCAGAGGACTTAGCAGCCTGGCTTGGAGTGGTAACAGCGTATGCTCCAGTTCTATTATGCTGCATTCTTTTCTGGTGGATATATAAAGTAGACAGGCAACATGGAGATTGTCAGAGGAAGCTAGGGAAGATGCAGGAGTCACTCACTGAGCTTAAGGTGGAGGTGGCAGTGATGAAGCAGGCTGGTATGTATAAGCCTAGAGATATACAGTAGAGGTAATACCGTACTATGTGCCCAGCAGGAGTTACACCCATAGGAGCAGCTACTACAGGAGATATCCAAGAAGGTGTAACTCCTGGAGAGGCTGCAAGAGAGTCCACAAGAGGTCCAGGCGCTACTATCTGGAAACCTGCTCCGTATTATATTCCTGTAGATGGACCTGTAGGTAACTGCTTCCCGCCTCCTCCAGTTCCTTGGCCATGGCCCCCGGAGTTTGAGGTACCTCCAGATGATCCCTGGAACTGGCCGCCAGGTGAGAAGCCAGATCCAGATCCTGATCCAGATCCTGATGACGAGTGGCCAGATACCCCGTTACCAGAGCCTACTGGTCCCCTCATACTCTGGACAGTAGGCATATCTTACGCTAAAGCTAATCCTCTGATTATCCCTATGTGGGATAACTTATACAATACTGCTTTCATTACCTCAGGTACAGGCAGTAGGCACAGGGTAGATAAGAGAGATGGACAGGGATTTGATCCTGTAGGGCAGCCTATAGATCATGCAGTAGGAGCAGTATACTATATTGCAGAGATACTAGGGGGCGCTACGATTACTTCTGCCTCCATGACTGCTTTTCTAGCTACTCCCAGTACTGACTTAGTATTATATAATAGCTATGAGGAGTATCTAAGCCTATTCGGTGGGGACAGGGCAGCGCTTATAGACTACTTGGAGAATCAGAGTATACCTGCCCTGAAAAGTGGGGATAGCTTTGATAAATTTAGAGAAGGTACCTATCTTGTCCTAGTGCAACATGGAAGCCTATTTCAGGGGACTACGTTTGTAGATAGGATAGGAAATCTTACTATAGAGTTGTCTGATGGTACTAGTTATCATATGATACACAGGTGGGCGATACAGAAACAAGCAGTAGAGCTACAAGAACGAGGCCCTGATTATGTACTGTTTAACCCAGACAATATGACAGTAGGGAATATAGATCTCTATGAGACCTCCATCCCTGATCCTCCGTATCCTGCTCAAGAGCTTGGATTCTGCTGGAGCGCCCTTACTGAGGACGGAGACTCTCAGCATACTGCAGGATTAGGTGGGACACCCTCAAGGTCTGCCATGTTCTATGGTATTCGCATAGATGGATACGAAGCTAGTATCACAACACTCCCCGCACTTGGACTATCTTTCGAGAAAGAGATGTTTCTAGGAGGAGATACATACCCTCCTGGATTAGCTGGTGATGCTCTAGACTTGTGCATACAGTGGCTCTACGAAGAGTGGATGCCTGGGGACCCTTCCCTATATGAAGTAAGTCAGACGTTTCCTGAGGAAGAGAACGTTACATACGGGCAGATAATTTCACAAGGGGAGCTGACTAGGATCTGGCATCTGTACCAGCAAGTATATATAGGCCCTGTTGTACAGCAAGAGGAGCCCTATGTGGAGTTCGATGTTCCTGCTATACCTTTACGTAGAGACTCTGCGGAGGGTGTAACTGTCATACAAGAAGCTATAAGTGTTCCCTACACTCTTGTGGAAGACTCCACCTATACCGCTATAGGTAGAGGGGAGATACCAGGAAAGTTTGCCACCATAAAAATGGGCGTCGCATTTGACTTCTTTAATGGCTATGTTTTTAATACCATATATCCTAACTTCTAGAGGCACGCTCCCAGATGGTAAGTGTAAGTAGCTCCACGATTTGGGGAGGTTTTGATGAGATAGTAACTCCTCCACCCCCTCCGGATATGTCATATACTCTTGTCCCCTTTACTTCTGTAGGAGAGCATACCTGGCAGGTGCCTGCTGGTGTCACCGAGGTAGATGTCCTGGTAGTTGCTGGAGGCGGAGGTGCAGAGAGGGGCGCAGCAGGTAACTATGTAGCGCCAGGAGGAGGTGGAGCTGGAGGTCTTATTGAGAGGTTAGGATACTCAGTAGTTCCAGGCGCATCTATAGCAGTTACAGTAGGAGCTGGGGGAGCTGCTGGTACTGGGCCTGTGATAGCAACCAATGGAGAGAACTCCTCCTTTGGTTCCTTAGTTGCAATTGGTGGAGGCAGAGCAGGTGCAGGTTCCACTATTAGGGTAGCTGATGACGGAGGCTCTGGAGGCGGTACAAGTTACTTCGGCTCTCCTGGTGAAGGAGTTCCCGGCCAGGGGAATGATGGCGCTGGGACTACTATTAATGTAAATGGTAGTAGGTCAGGCGGAGGAGGCGGTGCCGCTACTGCTGGAGTTCCAGGAGAAGGTGACAGAGGAGGTAATGGGGGCGAGGGTAAGTATATAGAGTGGGCTGCATCCTATGGGTATGGGGATATTGATGCCATTGGTACCTTCGCTGGAGGCGGGGCAGCAGGAGTATTTAACTCTATGAATAATGGACCTCTGCCTAGGGGAGGCAAGGGAGGCGGAGGTGATGGAGGATCTCCAGGTAACAACGGTAAGGATGCTCAGCCTAATACTGGAGGAGGCGGGGGAGGCGCAGGCACAAGCAGGGAAGCTACAGTAGACAGTATAGGAGGGAAAGGAGGCTCAGGAATAGTTCTTATAAGATACAGGAATCCAGCATAGACATGGCTAATACTTCACCTATAGTACCGAGGATGCAAGACATGAGCATTGAGTATAAATACTTCTCACAGAGAGAGCTTACCTGTAAGTGCGGTTGCGGGCGACAGGAGATGTCACCAGAATTTATGTATAAGATTGAGGCTATCAGAGAGAAGCTTGGCTTCCCATTTCCAGTGACATCAGCTTATAGGTGTCCGGAACATAATCAGAAGGTATCTAGCTCAGGGCCACATGGACCACACACTACAGGCAGAGCTATTGATATCTCAGTCAGAGGGGACAGGGCACATGCACTACTAGGTGCAGCTATGGAAGCTGGCTTCAGTGGTATTGGTGTATCCCAGAAAGGTTCCGCTAGATTCATTCACCTGGATGACCTTACTGACTCGCACCCCAGGCCTACTGTCTGGAGTTACTAAGAGAGGAGATAGGGAACACATGGCACAGATACCAGTAAGACTTACCACACAGGGCATGACATTCCCTATGCTCTCAGAGCAGTGTGGGCTGACAGTAGTAGATGGCAGGGGAGACCTCACATATGTCCCAGGAGTATCTACTGACGGAGATGTACCTGAAAACAGAGGGGTTCCAGGGATCCTATATGCAGAGAATGTAATGCCTTCCACTAATGGATGGCAGTCAGTATCATATACTGCTATGGTGCAATTTGCCTCAGAGCAGTATACATTCTATGACATACAGCTGGTACATGGTGCCTCTATTGCAAGTGGGAGTTCCAGACCTTCTGCCTCAGGCTTGCGTACCTATGTAGCTATGGCATATGTGGAAGCTACAGGTCAGACCTCTGTATTCTATCTCACCACAGGAGGAACATGGGCTAACCTCACACTGCAAGGTGCTGGTCCTATGATCGTAACAGGGCAGCCTCTTATCACCACTGCTCATGTGAATGGCTATACCTATCTCTGCATAGAGAATGTGGCATATGGTATAATCAATGTGGATACAGGTGTTCTTATCCCCAGGACATTTGCGGGGCTAGATATGCAGGCAGTTAAAGGGCTTGTCTCTGCCAATGGCCACCTTATAGCATTTACAATTAACTCCCTAGCCTGGTCCTCTACAGTAGATGTGGAGGACTTTGTTCCGTCTGATGTATCTGGAGCTGGCGGGGGCGGTGTACAGGAGGCAGCTGGGGATATCATAGTATGTAAGGCATCTCCTATTGGTTTCATTATATTCACTGACTCGAACTGTGTAGCTGCTATATACACCGGGAACAGTGCATACCCATTTGAGTATAAGGAAATACCATCTGCAGGAGGGATTGCCAGATCCGTTCACGTATCTGATGACACAATCTCAGGTTCTTACTATGCCATTACTTCTGCAGGTATACAGAAGATATCTCCTACGGGCGCGCAGACTGTCCTCACTAACATAGCTGACTTCCTGTCAGGGAAGGTTATCGAGACTTGGGATAACTCCGTAGGTCAGCTAGTAAGAACCACTCTCCCTGGGGACATGGGCAGGAAGATACAGACCATTGCGAATAGATACATTATCATATCTTATGCGCATAGTGACACCTATGTACATCAGTATGCTATTGTGGTAGATGCTATTCAGAATAGGCTGGGGAGGTTGAAGGTAGAGAATACCAGATTCTTCGAGCTAGGGCGCACAGAGGCATTCCCTAATCTAGACCCTAGAGCTACTCTTGGGGTGATGAATAAGAGGGGCGGGATATCTAGGATCAGATTCGACCTAGATTGTGCGCAGGCCGCAGGTGTTATGCTATTCGGAAGGATACAATATATGCACCAGCGACTTACTCAGATGCAGGAAGTTAAACTAGAAAGAACCTGCCCAGCCGGTAACTTCTCCCTAGGTATCATGGTATCTTATGATGGGACTAACTTCTCCCCGGTCTCTGTAGGTTATGTGAGACCCGAGGATACCGCGAAGTTCTCTAGGAGATATCTATTCTCAGCTGTGGGGGTGAATCATACACTTGTAGTGAGAGGCGCCTTTGATATAAACTCTATCTTAGTGAGCTTGAACCTTCACGGGATGACATCTAGCATGACATAGATACAGATATAGGTAGGAAGCATGTCATATTATTCGAGACTTAACTTACAGCTAGGTAGGATGCCTGTACTCCCTGATGAGTATGATGATCTATATCCTCTATTCCAGGAATTACATAATGCTATCCACATGCTTAATGCTAACGTGGATGCAACTGTAGGTGTCATATCTCCGCCAAAACCAGAGGCCCCACCTTCTCAGGGATTTACATTCCAGATGCGCAGCTTCTTTGCAGCAGTAGAGGAGACAGTGACAGAAGCAGGCAGTATCGTGCACTTGCCTAAAGAAGCTTCACAGTACAAGCTAGGTGCCACAGGCTATGTCACTGCTTCCACAGGGGGACATAGAGTGACAGGACCTTGGTGCCTAACTCTGGGGGATAGGAATGATGCGGGCGAGATGTTACTTGGTGTTCCTCCTGCTGTCTTAGCTCTAGATGGGGCCACACCAGTGGGAGCCATTGTCACCACCGCACATACTGGAGGCTTCTATATAGGACAGGAGGGCTCTAAATACTGGGCAGTAGGCCAGGTGATAAAAGAAGGATTCATACTTTTACAGCCTGGACTTTATATCTAATTTATTAACGAGGGATACAACATGGCATCACTTGACGAACTTACCGGACTTCTTAATGTAATACAAGGAGTTCAGGGAGGCAAGACAAAACAACGCACCCAGACACAGCTTAGTGACGAGGGGGTGGAAAGGCTACTGGCGGATATCTTGGCAGGCTCTGGGGGAGTTGCTGACATTGGATCCTCTGCTCGCAGCGCAGGTCTATATAATTCCACCACTGAAGACATGTTGCTAGGTGACTTGTATTCTAGAGCAGCTGTGCGTAGTGAGCTAGAGCGGGCACCTACTATTACAGAGGTGGAGACTCCAGGCGTAGGAGCAGAAAATGTAGTTGGCACTCTGGCTACTACCGCAGCACTTAGCTCCCTGATGAAAGGTGAGGTACCTTTTGCCGGAGCGTTAGGTAAGGCAGGCGATGTAGTTTCAGGGCTGCTTGGTGGAGGTGGTAGTACTGCTGCTAGTACTGCTGCTAGTGCTGCTGCCCCCATTGTAGAAAGCATTGGCCAGGTAGGTCTCTCAGGAGCAGGGAGTGCAGGAGGTGCAGTGGCTTCCGCTGTTCCTGAGGCTGCCTCCATTGTAGGTACGGATCTCTTAGCGGGCGGTGCCTCCTCTGCTGCTACTGCTGGAGGTGCAGGGCAGGTTGCAGGAGGTGCTCTCTCTAGAGCGGGTAACTTTGTAGGTGCCAATGCCATCCCACTTGGAGGCAGCTTCCTCTCTGGACTCATCGGAGGTAAGGACGCAGCTAAGGATCCTAAAGGTATCGCAATCAATGCTGCTATGGGAGCTATGGCTATGGGACCAGTTGGTCTGGTAGCTGCTCCGGTTGCTGCTCTGGTGGGCGGGCTTCTTAAAGATGGCGGACTTGGTATTGGATCTGAGCTGAAGCGCTCTGGCAGGAAAGTAGAGAAGACAATTAAGAGAGCAGGTCGCTCAATTGGTAAGGTATTCGGCTGGTAAGCCTGAGGAACTAACATGGCAACACTAGATGAGATTATCCGTATGTCTGCTGATCTCTCTTTACAGCAGGAAGCATACGCACAAGAGGTAGCTGCAGCAAGGACCTCTCAGGGGACCCTAGGCAAGAAGATAGCTGAGAACCAGAGGCAAGCAGCTGCTCTCACTGAGTCAGTGAATCTGAAGAGAGGTCTTGGGGAGTTGCAGGCGATACAGCTAGCTAGACAGGGTGCCTCTGCTATGGGCACTAATGCTGCTGATATCACTGAGATCATCACAGCTACCTCCTCTCAGTTGCGTGCAGACCTCATGGCATATCAAGCAGCTGAGACTAAGGTACAGGAGATTGAGGAGGGATCGAACTTACTGTCGAATCCAGGAGGCTGGCTTAAGGACTTACTTATAGGAGATGAGGCGAGGGCAACACGAGATGCTACTCTGCGCAGGCACCAGAATACTTCCGCTATGCTCTCTAATATGTATGCGCTCACAGATGCGAACACCAGGACTCAGCTATCACTTGCTGAGACTATGGATGCGGATACCATTAGGAAAGCAGCTGAGGCTGACCGGCTGGCAGCTGAAGCTATAGCAGCTGACTCTGAGATTAAAGCACTCTCATATAATATAGATGGAATTAATGCGCTCAGGGAATTAGGTCCCCAGGAATTTGCAAGGGAATCAGCCTTGTATAATATGGCAGTATCGGACGCTAGATTCGAGGCAAGTTATGCTCAACAGAAAGCACAGCTAGAGATACAGGAGAAGAATCTAGCCAGGCAGGAAGGTCAGGATGCAGCGTATCAATTCACTGCTGATAACATCAATACCGCACTTAGAGCGCAAGGTTTAGAGGAGTTCCCTGTCTCAGTAGTGCGGGAGTTCTATGGCACCAAGACTCCTGAAGGTGACCTGATGATGGAGTTGAATACACTAGGCCAAATGTCTAAGAATGCAGGTTCCGCTATCATTGGGACCTCTCCAGCTTCAGCATATAGCCTACTTAAGAGAACCGGCGGCAGGCTGCCAGGTAACACTGACCCAGTGCTAATTGATACCATGGATACCACATGGGCCAAGGTGCAGGCAGAGATGGCAGAGGCGGCTAACTTCGCACTGGATACCCAGTCCACTGCTAATGGATTCACCAGGAAGAACATAGGTGATCCAGGTACCCAGCAGGCAGTATTTAATTCCATCTTCTCTGGGGATATAGAAGCACAGGATAAGCAATTCGCTTCTCGTCCATTGAATCTAGACCTGATACATAAAGAGTATCCGGAGCTGGCCGCTACTCCTTTCGGGGAGACTGTGATTGCGCCTATAGTGCAGGCAGCAGGCAGGCCAGTATCTATGGTGGAATTGGGCAGGATAACAGCTGAGTCCTACGCAGCAGGGGAGCTTACCTCAGATGAAGCTACTGAAGGACTTGTGGCATATGCCTCTAGCCAATTCGCTCTATACAATGCGCTCTCAGGCAGATCCGCCATTGGAGTTAAGTTACTTGCAGGTGAGGGTGCTTCAGTCATACCATTGCCTTCAGGTAGATCAGACTTAGGTGCCACTGTTATGCAAAGAGTAGGCACAGGATTAGGACTGCCACTGGGACAAAACATCTGGGCACTTAACCCGAAACTCTCTGGCGTTAAGGAAGAGGTAGTACCAGTGGATATCACCTCGCCTACAGATGTGAATCACTTTCTTAATCGGTATAGGTCTAATGCTGTAGCTAGAAAGCTGAAGGAAGCTACTACTACAGGCAGAGCAACCCAGGAGTAACATATGAGATACGAAGATGCACCACTGTGGCTGAAGGCTGCAGACACCCATAACGTAGCAGCCCATGGAGAGAGTATGTTCTCTAATACCTTCGAATGGGTAGGAGAGAAGATCACCAATGCCCCTAAGGCAGCAGTGACTGCATCTATGTCTGCCGCTGCTAGCTTTGTAAATACTGGTATCGCATTCGCTAACCTGTTCCGTCCAGAGGAAGCACAAGCAGCCTATGCGGATGTAGGTGACTGGGCTGCTGCTCTGGACTCAGACCTAGGTAGATACTATGAGGAGAATAAGGGATTCGTAGATACTGTTGGCTTCATTGGAGGGAGCTTTATCCCAGGTCTAGGAGGTGTGAAGCTACTTGGAGCTGGACAAAAGATGCTGACAGCAGCTAGCGCAGGACAAGTAGGCACTAATATGTCAAGGGCTACAGGTCTCCTAGTGCCTCGAGGTCAGATCCAGGTACAGAGACATGCTGCAGAATTAGCTGCAAGGAATGAGACTTGGAAGGTATGGCAAGGTGGAGCACTCAAGTCTATCAGAGATGGCGCTCACCAGGGAATTCTAGAAGGTATTGCATTCGAAGGCATGGTGATGGTAACCATGAACCAGGCACCTATGTTTGATGATATGACTACAGGTGACATGATTAAGAACATGGGGATAGGTATCGCACTTGGAGGCGGACTGGGACTTGCAGTAGGTGCTGCCCATAGTTACTTCGGTGTGAATGCTCTGCTCCGGAATGCTGATGCCAGGAGACTTGCGCTCTCTGAGAAAGCTACCCCTCTCAGGGACGCACCTAATCTTGACTCCCTATCGGAGGGCGAGAAGACTCTAGGTTTCCGTCCCACACCTGAGGCAGATACCATTACTGCCGCAGCATATGATAGGCAGCAAGTAGCTAGGGAGGTAACTCCTGAAGATGTACTGGCTATGAAGCTGGCAGCTAAGGAGACAGGATATAGCATCTCACCTGAGGCAATAGCAGCTGAAGTTAAGTTCCTTAATACCCAGCGCGAGAGGAACCTAAGTAAGATAAATAATGATATCCGCAGAGGTATCAGAGGACTGGAGAAGTCACCTGCTGCTAAGAAGGATCTTTCCTTTGGTAACATGGTAGCTGATGTATTCCAGGGACTGGAAGACCAGGGAATGTATAATGCATTCAGTAGGATGCGCCAGTATGTAAGACCAGCAGAGGAGAGTGTATATGATAAGGCGGTTAAGCAATATGCTAAGGAAGCTAAGATATCTAGGGAAGCGGCTGCTACTGCTCTTGGTCCGGATACCAGTAAGTATATTCGCCTACATAGTGGCAGATTTGGGGATGTATTAGAGGAGCTTCCTGCTAACAGCTTGAGGCTGGCTGATCAGATGGTGCCAGGTGAGATTGCATCTGCTGTGAAGAAAGCTGGCTTCACTCACAAGAAGTCAGTACCAGTTATAGGAAAGACAAAGACAGGTAAGCTGGCTGATCTCTCCCAGGCTACTATTAACAAGGCTGAGGCCAGGTGGATATGGGCACGAGGTCTTAAGGAGACAGCTAAGATCGCAACTGCTATTGATGCGCATGATCTCCCATTGCTCAAGGTAGCTATAGATCGAGGCGTAGGCGAGGTGTTAGTTAAGCTGCCTAATGGCGAGCTGGTATCATATAAGAGTTCCGCTGAATTAGTTGAGAGATACAAGCGCTCTCAGATGGAGCTGCTAAATGAGATGACTGAAGCTGGGGCTAACCCCTATCAGATAGAGATAGTGACTGACCTGAGAGCAGATTATGTACAAGGTGCCCCCAGGAAGTCTCCCTCTGATCCTACTAACTTCTCAGCCCAGGAGTCCTATGCCTCAGAGATTAATGAGTTCCTAGGTAGCACACTGTCTCCAGCTGAGTTGCATAACTACCCTCGCTTTATGAAGGCAAGCTATGCCCAGGAGATAGCTGACGGTGAAGGGAATGTTCTGCGAGGTATGCAGGCAATTAAGTATGCGCAGCATGTATATCAGGAAGCAGCAGATAGGGCAGTAGCAGCAGTACTCCCAGCAGGTTCAGATGCTCTTATCCCATATACTGAAGAGAGCCTACGTAGGATGTGGCGAGGCGGATCTGGGCAGAGTTTCATTGGTAACGCTGGTGGGCAGTATGGCTCCTTTGAAGCTATTACTTCTGCTAATGCCACAGTGGTAGCGAAGTTGGAAAGGGAATTCATAGGGGATTTGAAAGGTAGACTGGAGGGCGCCTCACAGCTGTTGCTAAGTGACTCCACCACTGCTATCAGATTCTCCACAATCAATGAGATAATTTCGGGGCAGGTTGAGAAGTTCGTACTCTCAGCTGATGGTACCAATCTTATCCCAAGGAAGTTGCGAGACTGGGAGCAGGCAATAGAAGCAGGAGAGAATGTACCAGCACCTAAATTGCATCCCGGTACCCCAGATAGTATCCCGCTAGAGGATGACAATATCCGCAGAGTTGTCCGGGATCATATAGCAGCTACAGCTAAGAGGGATAGCGGCTTCAATACCATATACGCAGCCCAGGGCAATGAGTCACTTCGGTATTCAGATACATTCTACCCAGTGAGACAGGACCCTAGGCAATTCAAGCATGTGGCATTTGTGGTTGATCCTACTATCTCAGGTGTGGGACATAAGCGCATGGTGCTTGCAAGGAACTCAGATGAGCTAGAGCAGCAGCTATCACTGGTACCTAAGGAATATAAGGTAGTCAGGACCACAGACTCTAAAGACTTCCATGATGCAGTAGGTGACTGGAATTATGACAAGAGCCTGCACGAGAATTACCTAGATACTGATCTCACCTCTAGAGGCGTGCGCTCTAACTTCTTCCCTATGACAGATCCACAGCTGATAGCTGATACCTTTATGCAGCACCATATCAGACAGGAGACATCACTATTCAAGGAGAGTATCAAGACAAAGTTTGCTCCAGCTATCCAGGAGATGGAGAGAAGAGGTGCTCTCTATGCAGGTACCCATGAGTCCGCTACAGATCACATATCTAAGCTAGAGGTATCTTCCAGAAAGAATCCTTACATGGCACAGGTGAAGTCACTTCTTAACCAGAGCAGAGTAGAGGACATCCCCCAGTGGTGGCTCACTACTCAGCAGAGTGTGGATCGTGCTATCTCCAGTGTGTGGAATAGAGCTACTGATGTATTCCGGGAAAGTAAGCTCACCACACAGGATAAGATAGATCAAGCCAATGCTATATTCGAGGAGGCAGGATTTAAGACAGCCTACTGGGGAGCAGCTGAGCAAATCCTAGCGAATACCAGACTGCCTACAGGTGTAGTGTCTAACTTCCTCAGGACATCTAACGCATTCCTGGCGAACACTGTGCTCAGATGGGATCCATTCAATGCGCTTAATAACATCCTAGGTAACCAGGTGATGATGGTACCTGAGATGCAGAAGCTCATACAGGGGATCAGGCAGGGTAGTGCGGAGGGAGCTGGTGATCTTGCCAAACTTGCGGACATAGTTGTGCCAGGCTCAGAGGGTGCATCAATCCTGGCGCCCCAGAAGCTTATAGCTAAAGCCTACAAGGATCTATATGGGGAAGGTAATGAGGCAGTATGGAGGGAGCTTCGGGACCATGGTATTATCCCTGATCTAATGGACCAGCACAGGCAAGGCATGGACCAGCTTGTACTCAGAGGAACTGAGACAGTTAAGGATATGAACTCCAAGACTGAGAAGCTAAAGGGGACGCTAAAGGAGTGGGGAAATACATTAGCTAAGGCCACAGGGAATGAGATAGCTGAGAGAGTTAACAGGGCAGCATCTGCAATGGTGATGAAGAACATCACAGATCTGGCAGTAAGAGAGGGGATACTAGATCAGAAGGAAGCGTGGGCTTATATTAATATGTTTGTAAACAGGGTGAATGGTACAGTCCGTGCAGCTGAGAGACCACTTATGTTCCAAGGTCCTATTGGTCAGGCTATGGGCTTGTTCCAAAGCTACCAGATGAACATGATGCAGCAAGCATTCCGGCACATAGGCGAGGGCAGGGGTAAGACACTTGCTCTCATGGCAGGTATGCAGACCAGTATCTATGGAGCTAATACCCTACCTGGCTTTGATCTAATTAACCACTCTCTTATAGGAACAGCAGCAGGTAACCCTGCGCACCAGGATCTACATTCCTTGTCCTACTCTATCTTTGGGGAGACTGGCGCTAACTGGCTGATGTATGGGGCGCCTAGTAACATTCTCAATGCCTCTCTATACACTAGAGGTAACACCAATCCTAGGGTATGGCATGTGGTTCCTAATCCCACTAATCCATCTGAGATACCTGCTATCTCTGCATACGCTCAGGCAATAGGCTCGATACGGCAGGCGACTAGTGCTGTAGCTGAAGGTGCTCCAATCTGGGAATCATTTCTCTCAGGTGTAGAGCATCTAGGACTATCTAGGCCATTGGCAGGTCTAGCTGCATCTGCTAGGGCTTTCAGTTCGCCTACTCTCACAGCGCATACCACTCAGAGAAGTGGGAACTTTCTGTATGAGAATGACTTACTCTCACTCACTACGCTGACAAGACTGGCTGGAGCTAAGCCCCTAGATGAGGCAAGGATGCAGAATATGTATTTCTCCTCCCAGGCATATGATACCTATGACAGGGAGCAGAGGAATAAGTTAGGGGTAGCAGTCAGAGCTAGTATTAGATCAGGAGGTGTGCCTAGTAACGAAGCTATCGCTGATTTCGCTGCGGCTTATGCTGGGAAAGGTGGGAGTCAGACGGGATTCAATAGTTACTTTATGAACCAGTATAGGAATGCTACACAGTCACAAGCTGACCAGTTGGCTTCCCGTCTGACTACTCCAGGGGGACGAAGGATGCAATACCTGCTGGGGGGAAGTGAGAGCTTGGATGAGCTACAGTGATGTAACCGTCCACAACTATCATCGCGGGATGAGGTAATGGAATACCTCCTTTGCGTGGGCTGCTAGTATTGCACTAGTGGCCCGCGCTTTTTTATGAGCCGCTCCCGGAGAACATCACACAGCTTAGCTATGTCTGCCTCGGAATACATGCCATCCAGAACTACATCAACATACGCAGCAATTGTACCTACTGATTCAGAGAAGCTCTTAGTGTACTCCAGTGCAGATAGTAGCTGAGGGTGCTGCAGGATCTCTAGCTGTAATGCTTGCAGTTCCTCTGGGACCATCTGAATGTTAGCGGCTGTCCCCTTATGTTCCTCTGGCAGCTTGGTAGGGACTGCATCGTCGCCATCGAACATCTTGGTGATTTCATCGTGTATGCTCATAGGTGCTCCTTGATAAGTTTCTTAATGACTGCTATTTGCTTGTCACTGCATTTATACTCTGGGCCGCGTGATAGCATAGAGTCTACGAAGTCTGTGGACCAGCCATCTAATACGCCAGAGTCCGCCAGCTTGCCTAGCTCTTCATAGTAGTCGCCGGCTGTTACCTTTCTGGCAGAAGTGGCAGCCACAGGAGGCGCTTGCTTAGCTGACTTAAGTCCACCAGCTTCTGTGGCCGCATACTCCTCATACTCCTCATAAGCAGAGGCAGCATCTGCTCTCTCTCCATATAAGAATCCCATAGCTAGTCTCCCAAGTAATTAACCTCTGGCGTATTGTAACTTAGTCCTTTCAGTATCTCCTCCAAAACTAGGAACTGGTGCACAGCATCTGATAGTGCCCCATGCTTGTTTTCGTTACGGGGGACCTTCCGCATTGCAGCAGGGAACAAGTCTCTCAGTGTCCTGTAGTCTGCCACATTAGAATACTTCCAGGGCAGCTTGTGGACTCCACGAGAAGGTGATAGCAGGTGCTCAAGTTTCGGGATGTCGAAGTCAGTACCACAGCACCAGATCTTAAGCTCGTACTGTCCTCCCTCCTTAGCCTGCTCTAGGAAGTCAACCAGCTTGCCTGCCATGGATTGTGGCGTTTCTTCCGAGCGGAAGTATTCGTCTAGGTTAGCTCTGTTATTTTGTTTGTGCCAGGCTATTGTCTTGGGGTCTATGTGGAATTCGCGGTGCTGTACGGAGTATTGTCTTGGAGATACTGAGCACTCAAACATACAAGCTAGACCACTGGCATCTCTGTATACGGCACCTACATCTACGATAGCTGCATCGGGACACAGAGATAGTGTCTCAGTATCAATCATTACGTTTCGTATTATAGTCATGCCAGTTTCTCCTGCTCTTTTCCTACGTGTTGTATAAGCGCGTCGCTGTACCACTTAGCTTTCCCTAAGTCCTGCAATCCCCCCTTATGCTCAAAGCGCCAGAGGTACTTAATTACATTACCTTTAAGGTAGCCAGTGAATTGCTCTGGAGTCATGGATGCCTGGATAGCATCTATGCACTCGATCCCGCCTTGCCTGTAGTGGCTAGGTGCCTGTATCTCCTCATCTTCCACTACCTTATCTAGCCCGCATCGTCTGCTATTCGCCATGTATCTCTTCCTCTGTTAAGTATCTGTAGTCGACAAGTTCATCGTACCTTATATCCAGCGGCTTCTTCACTGGGAGGAATCCACCTTCTACTGATTGGATCTTCTCTGCTGCCAAGAGATTCCTAATAACATCTCCTAGCTGCGATAGATCCGTCAGTTCAGTTGCCATTATCTTCCACATGTCCTCATGTGTAATTATGCCTGGCCAATTCTCTATGTGGTACAGAGCCTTGTGAGATGCCGCAGAGTTTCTGGATCTACCATACTCCCCGAAAGCTTTCGGCATGTAATGCTCTGTATGCGTCAGTATCGTATTCGCATGTGTTACATCCTTTGCCTCTATCACTGTCGACAGCCTGGCACATGCACATACTATCATAAGTTTCGTTAGGTGATTAAGTCTCCTATTACTGTAGTGGGAGAACCTCTCATCTTGAATAGGTTCCCATGTTCTGTACACCTTATCTACCAGACGCATAGCATCAGGAGAGAAAGTCATCTTACCTTTGCAGCTTTCTTTCATACGATACAGATGTAGAATTAAAGCTGCCTCGTCCTTCTCTTCTAGTCCAGCGGGCCAAGTAATCCTTTTCCTTGTCGGCTCTGCATATACTGCCACCAAGCGGGAGAAGAATCCCTGCCCTGTAACTTCTGGAGGGAAAGTGTTGGCGAAGGTGGTCTGGGTGTTCCCGCCAAGGATAGATATGTAAGGATTATCCAGAACCACGCTCTGCCCATTCTTAATCTTGCTTTCATATATACCCTCGTAGTCCCACAGAACTCCCAGCAGCGAGACAAAGTCAAGTATGTTATTGCCAAAGAAATCATTGAACTCGTCCGCTGCAATGAAACATTCTACTGCCTCACCTCCTGGAGAACTAAGTGGCGCATCCAGCAAGTCCTCAATACTATCATGTGTCTGCAAGTCCTCTCCCGCCAGGTCAAGTAAGAACTTCTCTTTCGTAGTCTTCTCGGCTGCGAAGGAAGTATAGCCTGCTTTCTTAAATAGCTTCTTGACTTTCTTAATTGCGGTTGACTTCTTTGTGCCTGGTGCCCCTAGTAGCATCACATACATATTGGGGAATACTTGGAAGTCACCGTGCTTCAGCCATACCTCTCTCCCAAGCCAGGCACCTAGCGCAGTTAGCAGTGCCCAACGAGAAAAGAATTGTGGTACCTCTGTCTCCTTTGTTGTCTCCAAATAGTGTGAAAATATATCATACGGGACTGTTCTCTCATATGTATCTGTTCTCTCATTAGTCATCTCCATGCCAAGTTTGCCCTTTCTTCGTCAGATCCACAGGAACTACCAGTGTCCGTTCTACCCCTGCGCAATCTGTAACAGGTACAGTAAAAGTCATAAGCTCCTTCACCTTCAGCGCTAAATCATCCCTCCCTTTCCTGAGTTGAAAGAGGATGCTATCGTGAATTTGTGCAAGTAACTTAAAGTCTGGGTCAAATGCCAGCGTCTTAAACACAGCCATGAATGCCTTGTCCAGGATCATAGCATTCATTGACTGCGTAACATGCGCTACATATGCATTTAGTGCTACCTTACTCTCTGTCGGATCACCAAAGCAGTATCTTGTCCAGCCTGTATCACCTACTAACTTATTTGTTGTCTTAACTTGTTTCTTAATATGCGCGTAGTATCTTGTCTTAACTGTCGGGAAAGCTCTCTCGTATGCAAATAGCAAGTGTTTGCATACATCCAGCGGGGAGATGTTAGAGGGGAGACCTAGCAGCCGGGCAGCTTCACGTACTGCCTTTGATCCCATAGTCTCTAGAAGAACTCTTGCTCCCATGTTATAGTTAGCGCCATGGTTAATTCTCTTGCCCAGCTGGCGAATATCTTTCCTTAGTACCTTACCACTTTCTTCGTCATATATCTCTTCATACTGGAGACCAAAGAACATAGCTGCCTTATAGCTGTGACTATCTACTCCTCGGTTAAATATATCCAGGAGGTTCTTGTCCCCTGACTTATACGCGACGCCTCTATCTTCCGCTTGTGAGTAGTCGGCTTCCCAGATTTCAAATCCTGGATCTGCTACCAGTGTTCCCTTAACACTAGGTCCAGCAGGTATGTTCTGCACCTGCAATCCGCACCAGAAGTGGTGTTGCTTAGATGCGTATCTGCCAGTATCAGTACCGTGCGGATTAAGCGCAAACAACACCCTTCCTTTAAACTCACTGGCATCTTCTCCTGTCTTGAGATAGGTAGAGGATAACTTCCTCTCTTCTCGGTATTCGAGTATCTTATCTACAAACCAGCCAATCAGTGGGTGAGTAGTAGCTGCCTCGACAAGAGTTTTCTCGTCTGAGCTTTCTGCTTTCTTGTATCCCAATACATGCAGTAACTTCTTTACCTGCACTGGCGAAGAGGGATTGAAACCTGGCTTGCCTACTGCTGTCTGCAATGATGTAAGTAATGCGCTCTGTTTCTTCTCTGCCTCTGCTGCTGCCAGTGCCAGTGCCTCAGGATCTCTCTTTATCCCACGCAGCTCACACATGATAGCTGGAGCAACTTGCGGGAACTTATGCTTGTAATTCGCCAGTGCCCAGTCCGGCGCTTCTAGTAGCCAAGCAATCGCAGACTCAGCAGTAGCCCAGCAGTCGAGAGCATTATATTTATAATATTCCATAGTATCATTCGTATCAGCGAGGTCTTTCCAGTACATTGAATTTCGTACCAGTAATGCCGATACCGACGCCAGGTCTTTAGGTAACTCACTGTACCAGCAATGGAGCATATTAACGGTATCATACATATAGCCCCAAACAGGACAGCCGTAACGGAGGAGATAGTTAATGTCGTACTTTCCATTCTGGAATACCTTTGGTATCTGTAGCCAACAAAGCTCCCGCATCCAGTACACTGCTTGCATTGAATCTATCGGGAACACGTATGTCTGGGAAGTATTAGTAGCTAGGTCCAGCCCGCAGAATCCTATGCAGCGGATGGCAGCATTCTTACGCACTGTCTCAATGTCAACGCCAATGATAGTGCTGCGCTCCAGCCAGTTCTTCGCCTCTGCATATATCTCTGGCGAATCCACTACCTTCCAGTCGAAGCTACTTTCTTGTCTCCAGCGATGCGGAGCTACTATTTTACTGATATATCTTGCTGCAAGGAAGTAGCCGAAAGGGACTGTTCGCAACTGCTTCAGTGGGTGTATGATGAGAAATTCTATCCCATCGAAGGGAATTATAGACCCTGCATAGTTATCAATGCTTGGCTTGGATCTGCCCTGTGTAGGCGGCAGAAGTTTTAATAGCAGGTCAAGTCGGGAAGTAACTATGTGACGCACGCCTGCTTTCTTCAGTGGCGCAGTCAACTCAGTGAGAGTGGAAGCCCCGCCAGTATATACCCTAGTAGCTACCCCTTTAAAAGCAGGGGACAGGCGAGAGAGGTACGGCTTGTCCTCGTTTGTGATAGCTACTACAACTACTGCGGGAGGTTGAGGTTTCTGGCGGGGAGGTGTCATAGTTACATAGACTCCTGTGCATTCTGGACAAATTGGGCGAGGGCAATGTAGTCACGCTTACGCATGTTACGCAATGTCTCTACCTCTTTTCGCAGCTCGTAGGCCTCTCTTCTTGCAGAGTCCAGCTCTGTCTCCATCTCAGTATCCCTGTCGACAAGCTCTTTAATCTGGAGAACGCAACTCTCGATACTTCCATGCGAGTTTAGGGCCTCCACAATACCAAGTGCAGCTACTCTACTATTGCCAGTAAGTCTCTTCGGTAGCTTGATTGTATCTTCTCCCTGATTCACAACTATCCAGCAGTCCTTTGTTTCCCGTAGCCAGTATCTATTCCAGGCTCTGGCACTTGTCTGATCTGTATCCATACGCATATCTCCTAGAGGGACTTGTACTTTCGGGCTATCTTTCTTACTCTGCATATCGCTCATATCAGTATCTCCTACATAGCTAACTAGAAAATGACAAAGGCCAAGGGCTGCAAGTGCTATCACACCGACAACTGCCTTGGCCTCGTCAATTACTCTACGCTCTCACTTACTTCTGCTAACTCACTCAGGCCATACCACTGCCTTGATAGAGTTAAACTTCTGGTCAGGATCTTTCTTGTTCGCCCTTACCTTCAAGGTAGCAATGATCTCAGCACCTTCGGAGTTCTCCATAATTTCCCTAGGCTTCTCACCTCCTACGTACTCTTTGAAGAACGTCATCTGCTCCTTGAATTGCCCCTGGCCCACAGTGTTAGGTTCACCGTCATCCCTGGTAAGAATGTAAGCGATGTCACAAGACTTACCTGCTTCCGGAGGAGTGGCAGTAGAGGAGGCAAGTTCCAGAACTTCCAGTACAGTCAGCTTCTGGATAACAGCGGGCTTACCGTTGATTTCTTTTGTCTCCCAGCTGTTAGCGAGGCGATAGCTACCTTCAGGCAGAGGCTCGAACGCTTCCAGGTCGGCAAGGTTGTCAATGGTATCGTCAAGAAGATCAAAGTTAACTTCACTCATGATATATACTCTCTTTGGTTGATGTTACTGGATTGATGTTACTGGATTGATGTTACTAGTGTTACTAGTGTTACTGGTCTTACTGTGCCCAGTCTATTCGGCAGTACCCCACTGGGCTAGGGCGCTGCACAAGTTACTATATAAATAACCTGCCTGCCTTATTTCTTTTCAAGTCCTGCCCCTGGTTCTACTGCCCCTGGCACAGCCTTCACAAACTTACCGTCTACCATAGTACCTTTCCGGTCCTTAATGTCCCCCCAGGCTTTAGCAAGGCACTGTTCTACGGTGAGACCAGAGAGACGTACAGCTTGGATGATACAGACAAGCATATCACCGTAGTCATCTGCTAGTTGTTCTCTAATGGAATTGACAAGCGCGTCTTTACTTCCTTCGTGGAAAGGAGAGATCAGACAATACAACTTATTAAGCGTACCTACACATTCAGCAGTTTCCTCCAGCAGTTTCGATACTTGCGCCAGTGCCGTAGCTCCACCTTCTGCTGTGATGTTACGAGCTAGGCCCCACTGGTTTATCTTATGGATATATGCACCTAGTACGTGCAGCCCTACTGTCTCTCTTGGTTCCTGTTCTCCTATCATGCCAGTTTCCTCTTCTCTGCAAGTTTCATTGCCTCTTCGTCTAACTCAAAGACTTCATTCTCCAGGCACCAGGTAATGTAACTCCCGTCATCATGTATCACATCCTCTACCATCTCACCTTTATGCTTTCCAAAGGGAAAGGTATCCTGCACCCCTAGGATTTTCATGCTGCTACTCCTCTTCGCATTCTTCATCATAGCTGGCTATATCCTCTTCTTGGGCACCTAAGAAATCTAACACATGTCTCTTATCTGCAGAGGGAAAACCATCAGTAGCGCCCCATCCAGCCCGCGCAGCACAGATAAGAATCTCCATCTGCGCTTTAGACATAGACCAGTGGCTGCCCATTTCGTTATCAATCTCGGTAATCATCTAAACACCTCTAGTAGTTTCGGTTCTTTGCTTTCTTCCAGTTTCTTGCCTGCCCTGCTTCCAGTCAGAACATTGTTCTTATACAAGGTAGACGATGCGAACTTATGCGTCTTATTTACTACCTCACAGTAGATAACTTCCCCAAAGTATTTCGCGCTGTTCCTAGAGAAGTTCCTGGTTCCGGCAGTCGGCACTAGCTTCTCCTTCCCATCATTCATCTCTACTGCGTTCTCATGCGAGATACACACTACATTGAATGGTGCGTTCTGCACATAGGAAAGGAATGTATCCAGCACCTTGCCCAGGTTTCCCCAGTCATCATAGTTCAGCTTGTAATCATCTGGCTTATTCCTGGTGATATTGGCAATCGCACTGTTAGTCAGCTGTGTAAGAGAGTCAAACACTACAACATCGTTCGTGCCCAGCTCTCGCAGACATACGCGAGTTACTTCCTTCCCTGGCTTAGGTGTTTTTGTCTTAATATCTACGCAGTTCGGGCAGCCTACCTTACCATGCTCTTCACAGATAACTACTTCATCGCCTCTAATCACCTTGAGGCAAGTCTCGATAGCAATAGGGTAACCTCTGGTATCAGGTATCTTAACTGCCTCAATGCGAGACTGCCATTCTACAGGCATCTTAAATAGTGTATCAATGCCATTCTCCAGGTCGAACCAAATAAGGTTCATCTCTTCTGCAAGCCTGCCTACCAGCTCAGTCTTACCTGATTTCGGTGGGCCATATACCAGGACTCGCTTTGTCTTGTCCGCTTCCATTGTATTTAACTTTGCCATACCTTACTTCTCCTCGCCATCTATATCAGTAAGCAACTCACTTCTAATATCTGTCCACGCTTTCTTGCCGTTTGCATATATCTTTGCAGCAGTGGCCTCAACTCGCAAGGGAACAACAGTAGCTGCCCCTTTAATTCTGGAGAACTGCCCGTCAGTAACTCGCACTGCATTCATGGGGAAGTCAGAGCCTGCATGAATAACCTGCTCCACCTTCATCCACACTCCGTAACTATGCGGAGCCTTAAACCAGTCTCCAGGCAGCAAGGTCTCAAACAAGGTACGGAACTCTGCAAGGTCTTCTATCTCAACTCTGCATCTCATATCAAATCCTCTACCTTAACTTCGATATCGTACTCAGTATCTTCCGCCACATGGCTCTCTCTCAGAGGCTTCATTAGATTCCTGGTATCGAACTGGCATATGTCCATGTATTCGCAGGCTCTACCAAAGTCTGTGCAACTTTCGCCTCTCATTGGCCAGATACCATAGTTGCCTTCCTGCTCTACCAGTGTCTCCACTGTCTGCACGTCCCAGAGTAAGTCTCGCACCCAGAGTGAGCGCATATGATAGGTCTTCTGGAATGGGAAGTCTTCGTAGCGCATTAGCTTTGTCATGTAGATATTATATAATACCTCATACGCAGACAGTTCCCCTTCCAGTGCATCTAGTACTACGCTGTAACCTAGTGCCTGTGCTGAATTCTTATACTGGTAATGGTTCACCCAAGTACCAGAGGAAGTCTTATTCTCAAGAACTACTAATTCGCCAGTAGCTCGGTGACGCAGCACAGCATCCAGGTAACCACGGTATGTATGTGTGCCATACCTTCCTGGTATCTCTACCCTAAATGATAGCTCCACAGCAGGCTTATCTTTCCACCTTGCTATGTCATACTCTTCCAGGTAGCCGCTCTCCATGCGATCCCGGAACATCTGTATAGCATGTACTGCCAGTGCGAATGATTTCTTTTGCTTGTCGTTCTCTGCAAGGTAGTCTACGTCCCACTGTAGAAACATACCTAGCATCACCTGGTTCCAAGCTGTCCCTGACACTAGCTCTGCGATACCATAGCCAACTGCGTGGCCGAAAGCAAATGTGATGTTAGTTGAAATGTCCTCTGACTTCTCAGTAGATAGACACTTGAGCTGAAATTTGCGCGGGCACTTATGCAGCAGCATTCCAGTACTGTAAGAGGAGCGCAGATACCGCGGATCTATCTCACCCTCCCGCAATTCTAGCAAGGGGATCTTATCTTCCTCACTTGCGCTAGGGAGAAAGTCATCTCCTAGTACGCTGTCAAGTAGATCAGAATTAAATTCAGTTTCTTTCATATCACAATCCTCGGCTAATGTGACTACTTAGTCTCTACTATTAAACACATCTCTCAATAACCCTACCGCACTTGCAAAACCAAACTCAATCCAACTTCTATGAATATCTAACTCCCTTTCTATTCTCTGTATCTCGTACCCAGGTTTCCAGTTACGTTTGCCCTGGCATCGCTGGCAGTGCTGTCTCAGATTGTATCCGGTCCAAGCTATTACCTGCCCGCAAGTACATACGTCTGGGCCAGCTATCTCCGTACAATACTCCCTATATATTCCAGGCTTCAAACACAGCTTATACAATGCGAACCCGCCTTCCATATAGTTCCGGTACAGCTCCTTTCTCAGTCTCAGATAGTATGCAGATACCACTACTATGTCCGCTGCCTTATCTTGTGAGGTGAAGTCTAGCTTGGGACGCAAGGTGACGCATGGGCTGGGACTAGAGATCGGCTGCTGAGATTGGCGCTTTTTTAGCTCTGCTAGTCGCTGACTTAGCTTTGATTGGAGCGATTTCGATGCCTGCATGGGCTTCTAGTCCTCTGACAATAACTGCTATCTCCTCCTCAGAAAGTAACGTGACAATATCAGGATCAGATCTCAGTGAGTTATGGATATCCCGGAGTATGATAGGGAAATTCGGCAAGGCTGTTTCTAATGCCTCTTCTAGTTCCGCCATCTTCTCTTTAACTCGCTGGTATTCGTATGATCCTTTCTCCACACTTACACCTGTATTCATTTCAATTCACCCTGCTCTTGTCTACGTTTCCAGATAACAGAATACAACTCAGAATATCTGTCCCAATTTTCCAGTAATACATTCTGCAACTCCTCTATTCGCTCTAGCAGTTCTAGTTCATGAGGGAAAAGTACAGCCCTTTGGCTACCATTAATACTAAATCCTTTTATTCTTGCTTTCACCCAGTTACGCGCACTAGCTTTCTTTTGCAATATACTTCTTTCTACATTCATATCTATGTACTCCGCTCTCTACCTTACCTTACTTAGCTTTTGGCTGAGGGGACTTCTTGCAAGTAGGTACCTTTAGACCTAGGCTCTCTGAGTCAGTGTCCCATGCAAGCAGTGCATCCATAAGAAAGTTCCTTGCAAGTGATACTTGTGCCCGTGCCGCTGCCCCTGCCCCTAGTTGCTCCCCCAGTTGTTCCTCAATCACTTGTAGATTAGGCAACATCCCCTGGAGCATCTTCTTTGCCCAGTTACGATCCACTGCCATTTGCTGTTTCTTACTCCGACGTGGCTTCTTTTCTACTGTAGTACTCATACTCTATATCCTCTTGGTCCAGTAAACTTAGCTGATACTCTATCAACATATTCCAGCCGTAGTAACAGCAAGTCATTGATAGAGTTAAAGGCGATGTAGAAACTACGGCCCTCCTCAACGCATTTAAGTCTAGCAACGGTGTCTCTCATACTTTCCCTTCTAAGTCCGCGCATAATTGTAGCGTGCGTGCTTTCTGGAGCTTGCAACTGTATGTATTTCTCTTTCTTTAGATCAGTCCACAATGCTTCGTACTTACTCATAGCTACAATCTATTTCCTGCATCCCAGACACGAAGAAAGCCGGGGCTTTTACACCCCAGCCTCCTACTATGCTCTCTGTGCTTCTTTCTCTGCTATTACAGAGCGTCAGCAGTGATCTTGATGGAGAGCAGTTCTTCCAGCTTGGAAGCTGCCCAGTTAATTACTTTCTCATGCTCCAGCAGTACCTCGGCAGGTGCATTGTCAGCAAATACTCCCAGCTGTTCTTGCAGGATAGCCAGTACTGTGTTGTCGCCAGCGGCGCGCTTGAAGCGTTCCACGTAGAGAGCAGCAGCAGCTTGGATACGAGATACTTCCTTGCCAGTGATACCAGGCATGAGAGAGATGTAGCTTTTCGCGAAGTTCTCCAGATCTTCCTTCGACAGTACGTTCCGGTCTGCCTTGGGAATGGAAGCAATAAACTCCAGAGATACTTTACCTTCTGCTACCAGTGCTTCCAGAGTCTCTTGCGAGAATTCCAGGTCTGCATCCACGAAGCTACGAACATGGGAAGCAAGTACGCTATGTACTGCATCCATGATAAGATCCACAACTGCGCGATTGTCACCTTGCAGGTAAGAAACTACGCCCTCAATAGAAGGAGCATCGTATTCTACTGATACAGATGGACGCTTGTAGCCATCTTTGGTACGGAAGTGGAAGTCGGAGGACACGCGGGTAGTAAGTTCGTTGTTTTGTTCAGACATTGCTAGTTACCTATGGTTGGTTACAGTTAAGGGTGAATCGGTCAACAGGGCGGTCGCCCCATCGAATTGTCATATTAAG